GGACGACCGCGTCGTCATCGCCGGCCGCTTTCACAACATTGCCCAGCAGCTTGTTGCCCGCGGCCGTGGCCGTGGCGACGTTGGCGGCATCGTCCCAGTACACCGTCGTGCCCGCGGCCAGAGACGTGCCAGCCCCAGTCGCCTTGGCGACGTCGAAGACGCCTTGGACCGCTAGAGCGCCAAGTTGGTTTGCCGGGATGGGCTGCTTGGCGACGCCCACCAGGTCGCCCTGCACGACCACCTCGCCGGCCGCAACGTCCGCCGCCGGCGTGTGGTCGATGGATGCACCTTCTTGAATGAAAACGGCTTGTGGCATCGGTCGATCTCCTTGGGGTTACACCTCGCCCTTGGCCTTCACGCCGCCACGCGGGTCTTGTAGGGCACAACCGAAGTCGTGGTAGCCGCGCATCTGCACGCCCAGCACGTGGAAGTCCGCCTCGGCCGTTTCGATGGTGGGCGCCTCCTGGCCGTTGAGAAATGCGACCTCCATCACCGGCAGGTCAGTCGGCTCGGCCAACAGATACCAGGCCTTCGAGGAGTTGCCCGTGTACTGGGCGTTGGACAGGTAGCGGCTGACCTCGACGCGGAACTTGCCCTGGTGCGGGTTGGATACTGGGTACTTGACGTTCGAGGTCGTGTCCCGCAACTCCATCGACTTGAAGAGCTGCGAGCCAATGGCTGAGAGCGCCGTCGGCACCAGCAGGATGGCCGGCATCACCCCGATCGGCTTGCCGTCACCATCGACCTGGTTCAGGAAGGTCACCTCGCCTTCGGTTAGGCCGTCCAGGGAGAGGGCCGTCCCCGCACCAACGATGTAATTCTTGTTGGCCGCTGAGAAGAACGTGGCGTTATTGAGAAAAGTGGACCAGAACACGTCGTTGATTTTGAGGCCGGACCCGCGGCCCAACTTGCGGGGCACGGTCGTGATCGCGCCCAGGTCATCGTTGATGATGTCGCGGCGGTCGATGGATAACACAAGACCGTAGGTGTCGGCCCGGTTCTCGTACTTCTCTTCGCCGAGCGTGCCGTGCTTGAGCTCGCCGCCTGGGGCAACCTGTTCGTACTGGTCCTTGCCCACCAAGCGGTAGCTGGCCACGGTCTTGAAGTCGCTGACGCTGCGGACGGCCGTGATGTTTCGCCAGGTGCGCTCGACCGAGAAAAACCCCTCCAGCAGGAACTTATTGGCAACGTTGGAGAGGATGCCGCCGATGTCGATGGTGGAGAAACCGGCTTCGAGCGTCGGGTTGAAGGCGAAGCGAAGCACGGTGCGGCTGTCGCGGAAGTTGCGGCCGGTGTAGCCGTTGGCCCAGGCGGCCTCGAGCAACAGTTCCTGCAAGCCGATACCGCCCCGGAAGCGCTTGCTCGCTGTCTCCAGCGTCTGCTCGTCGAACACGGCTTCGATGTTGTCCACCCGGCCGGTGAGCAAACAGGCTGCTTCCAGCACGCGGGCGTTGATCGTGTTGTCGGAAACGTGGATGGCCGGCGTTCGCGGCCGGCTGGCGCGCAGCACTTCCAGTTCGCAGCGCGTCGCGTCCCAGCCTTCCCGGATGGCCCTGGCCTCGATCTCGGGATGCCGACCCCCGCACAAACGGCGAACCTGAGCGATGCGCTCAACTTCCGCGGCGGCCTGGGCGCGGATCACATCGACCGGATTGGCCCCGGCGGCGTGCTGGGGATCACCGTCCCGGTCAACCGCCGGGGCGGCGTTTGTATGGGTTTCGGTGGACACGGCTGCTGGCTCCTCATCGGCTGGGGGCCCGAAGTCCTTGGCGGCGCCGGCCGCGACCGTGGCACTGGTCTGGCCATCAGCCCCGAGATCGACGAAGCTGATTTCGCCGAGCGTCGCCGTGCGGACCACGTTGAGCGGCCCGCCAAAGGAGCGGCCGTTGACCAGCACTGTCTGGTTCTCCTTGACGAACTCGAACTCCTCGACGCTGGCCCCGACCGAGGCCTGCCAGGGGAAGCCGTTGCGCGAGGAGGCGACCACTTCACGGGCCGCCGGCGTGTCGCGGGAAATGACGCCCGTGGCCACGAGCTGACCACCGTCGATGCGGATGCTGTCGGTGTGCCCAACGCCGGCCGTCGGATCGTGGCTGAAGCGGATGGGCCGTGACTGCGAAGGAATCGCCAGTCCCGCCAGGTCGATAACGACCGGATAGCGCCAGCCGGCGATCCGCATCGGCGCGCCGGTGTAGGCGACCATGCGGAAGCGCGGCAGCGCCTTGTCGGCATCGGTGCCGCCGGCAGCCAGCTCTATCGTCGCGGTCGCGGCCAGGTTGAGCAGGCTGGGCACCCCAAGATCATGCGGCTGCCCACTGGGCTTCCGACTCGTCGATTTCATCGTTGGTCTCCTTGGGTTCGGTCGGCTGCGCCTGCGCCGGCGTCAGCCCCAATTCCTGCATGAGGGCGATCTCCTTGGCCCTCTGGCGCAAGGCCTCTTCCCAGTCCCGGCCCTGCCGGGCGTACTCGCAAGCCAGCGTGGTCGTGTTGCTGGCCAGGCGCGTGGCTTGAGCGCTGGCCTCCTTGGCGGGATCAACGTGCTCGTGCCCGTCCCAGAACCATTGGTGCGACCAAGCGGCAATGGGTCCCAGTTCGTTGGGGAGAAGGCCAGGAATGAGCACGGCCTCGTCGAGCCACGCGGCGAGAATCCGGTCCAGGACAACGCATTCGAGGTGCGCCTGCTCGACCCGAATGGCCTTGAAGTAGGTCTGGTGGTCGAGCCGGCCGGAGGCATAGTTGTACCCCGATGAGTTGCCCGCCGCGACGTTGAACGGCATGTTCAGGCAGCGGGCGATCTCGTTCAGGATCTCGTGCTTAAACTCCGCGTAGCCCGTCGAAGGCTGCTCCGCTTGCAACTGGCTCATCTTCCAGCCGCCCGGCATGGTCACGAGCGCTCGCTTCTCCAGTTCGATCGGCTCGAACGGTTCGGCGGCGTCCGCTTCGCCGCTGGCCGGCGCGTCGGTGTAGAGGATGCCGGCGAAGTCGGCGGCGGTCTCAGCAGCGGCGATCACCGCGAGGGTGAAGCGTCGCAACTGGGCGAACAGCGGCAGAGCCGGCAGGATGTCGGGTACGCCCCGGGCCTGCCCCGGTCGGTCGCTGCGATACCAGTGCAGCACGGCATCCGCCGGCACGCGGTCGTAGTCGCGGACCGCATGGTAGCCGTCGCCAGGGTGGTCTTTGAGGACGTGGTACTCGACCGGGTTGCCCGCCGCGTCGAAGACGATGCCGTCCACGGCGTTGGTCGCAATCGTGCTGGCATCGGGGGTGCAGACTCGGTCGGCCTCGACCAGCCGCAGGTCGAGCTGCACTGGCGTGGTAAGACGCGGATTGCTGGTCAAAACGGCGAAGGCTTCGCCATCGGTGGCCCGCGCCATACGGAGAGTGCGGAGCTTCTCCGGCAGGCTGATCGCCTTGGCCCAGGCCATGAACTCCCGTTCGATGCGGGTGTTGGCCTCGCTGTCTTCGGTGAGAAGTTGCAGACGTGGTCCCGTGCCGACCACGTCATTGGCCAGGGTCAGCACGATACCCTTGGCGTAGCTGTTGTTGGCCGTCTCGTAGCGGGCACGGTTCCGCAGGACGCGTCGCACCTCGGCGCTGTTGGCAGCGTTGGCGGAGAGACCGTCGGCGTTGGCCCAGTGGCGGCGGTTGTCCTCGGTCGAAGCCGCTGCGTCGTAACGGCCACGAACGATGCGAACGACCCGACCGCGACTTGGTCGCCTCGGCGTGGTGCCCCAGAGGTTGGCCAGCCAGCGGAACATTCAGTCGGCTCCCGGCGGAACGATCTTGGTGAAACGCAGGCCGCGATGCGGCTTCTTCACGGCTTCCTTGGACGCGAGGTAGCGGTCGGCCTCGATCTGCTCGGCGAGCTTGTGCTGCTCGACCGAACCGGCGTCGCCCGACGCCTTGGCCGGCCCCTCAGCGTTTTTGCGAATTTCGTCTTCGAGGTCGTCGGCCATAAACGGCACTCCTGGAAAAGGGTCAACTGTGTCCCTCCCCCAGAGACCTTTCCCATTCGCGTGAGACTTGACGCAAGACGCGGAAGAAAAAATGGGAAGTGAATAGTGCTACCGCGAGCTTCTCTGCCGCTGCATCTTGGCGAAGCTGACGCGCTCGCGCTTGGCAGGAGCCTGGCCGTCAGTGCCCGGCAAGACCACGCCCTGCATGGAAGCCGCCACGGCGCAGCCGACCAGGCAGTCGAGCCAGTGGTTGTCGCTCCGCTCGGGCCGCATCTTCCACTCATCCACGGTGCGGCCCCGGCCCTCGGTCTTGACGCGATACTCGGCGGTCAGGTGCTCCGCGAAGAGTCGGTGCATCTCCGGCTTGTCGCCGAAGAGCGACAGGCAACCTCGGTCGCCCATCGGCACGGCCAGGCGAGCGTGGACGAAGGATTTCCAGTAGTTGGTGTCGAAGAGCGCGTGGCGGACGGCGCGTTTGCCGTGGACGTTGGGCACGCGCCAGTTGTGGCCGACGCGGTCGCCGGGCCGGCGCTTGTATTCGCTGAACGGCTGGCTGGAGGCGCCCACGAAGCGCCCGTGGCTGGGCATGACCACCGAGGCGTGCGCCGACTGCCGGCAGAACTGGTAGACCACGTCGGTCGCCGAGCCCCAGTTGGCGTCGATCAGGCAGCGCTCGATCCGCAGCTCGGCCCCATCGTCGCGTCGCCAGCCGCGGCCGAGGAGCTGGGCCGTCAACTTTTCCAGGCCGGCGTAGATCGCCCCCTCCAGACCGGCCGCGCCGGTCACTCCCGCGAGCGTCAACCTGGCGTCGCGGAGGGTGAAGTAGGGCCGCTTCTGGTCGGGGAAGGTACCGTAATCGAGGACGTAGCCGGTGAAATCGTCCTCCCAGGCCGCCACACCAAAGAACAGCAGGTTGGCCTGCACGTCGATGAACGCCGTCAGGTGATTGCAGCCGACCGGCACCTCACCGCGCTTCATCCGGTTGAGCTTGGCGGCGATCTGGTCGGCTGTCATCTCGTCCGCGTCCGCAGTCTCCTCGGGCAGCGGTTCATTCTGGTACTCGGCGAAGAACGCCGCCTCGTCCTGGAGCCTCAGGTTCATCGCGTGCTGGATGGCCGACAGCTCGTCGTGGTTGAAGCGCTCCGGCCAAGCGACGACCGCACCCATGTCCATTGCGTCGCGATTGGCCCCGTAAAACTCCGTGGCCTCCTCGCCAGCGTTGCCGCGCCGCATGCTGTCGGCGCGCAGCTCCGCATACTGCTGCCAGAGCTTCTCGTTGGCCGGGAACGAGTAGACCATCTTGGTCCGCTCGCCGTTCCACTCCGGGTGCTTGTCGCGGTCGAGGATGCTGTCCGCCATGTCGCCCGGCCGGATCACCGTGCAGGGCATGATGCCGCTGATCTTCTTGCCGGGGCCGGCCAGGCCGAGGACTGCACCGGCCAGGATGCTCTCGCGCGTGGCGCACTGCGACAGCGACCGCGCCGATTCGTCGGTCTGCGGATCGTCGAGGACAACGAGGGTAGGCCGTACCGTCTTGCCGTCGGCCCGCTTGTACTTCATGCCACGGATGCGACCGGTGATCCCCGCGACCTTGATGATGGCCCCGCTTGCCTTGCTCTCGGGGATCGTCGGTAACACGATCTCTCGGGCCGTCCAGCCGATGTGGGTGCGCTCGCCCTTGAAGAGTTGGCCGTTGCAACGGTTGGCAATGCCGTCGAGACACTGGATCGGATAGACGACCTCGGGGAAGTCGTCGAGGAGCAAGTCGTTGCCGTCCAGTTCCATCTTGATCGAATCGAGCATGTCCATCGCGTGCCCTTCGTCCGAGCCGATCAGGCAGACGAACTCCCGGTGTCCGTACAACACGGCCCAGATACAGGCGCACTCGCAGATGGTGCTCTTGCCCGAGCCGCGCGGCATGGCCATCGCAAACAGGCCGCCGCGCAAGACGGCCTGCTCGATCCTGGCAATGACCTTCAGGTGGTCCCTGGACCACGGCAGGTGGAAGGTCAGCGGGAAGTAGGTCTCGCAGAAGAAGCGGAAGTTGGATTCGGCCTGCTCCTTCCGCTCCCGATCCGCGACCGCCGGCAGTTCGCCGATGTCCCGCCCCGCCAGCGACAAGGCGATGTTGCGGGCGCGGGCGCGGTCTTTGAGCTTCTCGTAAGGATCGCCTTCCGGCTCGGGCCTCGGTGCATGCCGCAATTGCACGAGCCAGGCGACGTAGCGCAGCAGGTCCACATGCCGGGCGTCGCCGATGCGCAGGCCAGCCCGCGAGCGATGGCGGTGAAGCTGCCGCTCGTTCAGCACCTCGCCCAACGGCGTTGAGTTCACGAGCCGGCACAGCTCGCTCGGCCGCAATTTGCGCGGGTCAGTCGGCACGGCCCATCTCCTTCGAGAGCCAGGCGGCGTAGTGGACGAGGTTGATCGTCCCGTCGGCGTTCGTGGGCGCGCCGGCCGCCACATCGGCCTGGAGCATCTCCACGGTGACCGCCTGGCCGCCCACGCGGGCCAGCAGCCGGGCGGCGTCGGCCAGCGCCAGCGCATTCGGGTTGAGGCCGGCCGCCTCGCGGTAATCAGTTGTCATACCGCCTCCAAAAATCTCGGAATTCCTCGGGAATTCCGCGCACATTGCCTTGCCTTTCTCGCCACGCCAGCGCAACTGACTGATGTTCGCATGTACATAGGTTCGCCCGCGGCACCTTGCGAGAAACCACGCCATGATCGAAGTCAACCAACTCACCTTCGGAATCGAAATCGAGACCATCGCCCCCGCCAGCGCCGTCACGCACGACGGCTTGCGCATCGGCAACTACCGCCACGGCATCCAGGTCCCCTACCTGCCGCCAGGCTGGACCGCCGAACGCGACGGCTCCATCAGCGGACTCGATGGCGGCCACGCCTGCGAGATCGTCAGCCCGATCCTTCGCGGCGCCGACGGCATCGCCCAGGTCGCCCTGGTCCTGAAGACGCTGCAGGCCAAGGGACACCGCGTCAATGCCAGCTGCGGCGTCCACGTCCACGTCGGCTGGAAACGCGACTGGTCCAGCGAGGCCCTGGCCCGGCTGGTGACCATCGTCGCCTACGTCGAGAAGGGCCTCTACGCAATCACCGGCACCAAGCAGCGCGAACGCGGCCACTACTGCGGCGGCGTCCGGCGCTACGGCAACAAAGACCACGCCAAGGACCGCGTCGAGAGCGGCCGCTACCACGCCCTCAACCTCACCAACCTGGCCCACGGCACCAAGGACACCGTCGAATTCCGAGTCTTTTCCGGCTCGCTGCAGGCGGTCAAAGTCCTCGGCTGGATTCAGGTCTGCCTGGGCCTGGTCGAGCGCGCCCTGGCCGCCAAGCGGATGCCGAGCTTTAGCCCGCGGCCGCCGCAAGGCGGCTGGAAGAAGGCTGGCGAAGGCCAGAGCGAGGCGGAACGCCTGATCGGCTACCTGGCCTGGTCGCCCGGCTACGCCCGCATCCACGGCGGCCGCTGCTTCGGCTGGCTGGGCGCCGGCGGCCTCGACCAGGACACGGTCAAGACCGAGTTCCGCCGCCTGGCCAAGAAGTACGACGCGCAACGCTAACCCCATGAGGTGACCACCATGTGCGGACTGTTCGGCTACCTGAGCAAGACCGGGCGCGGCCCCGACCTGGACCGCCTCCGGCGCATCGCCCTGGAAACCCAACTTCGCGGCAGCCACGCCTTCGGCCTGGCCTGGGTGACGCCCGACGGCAAGCTGCACGCGTTCAAGCGCCCCGGCTCGGCGGCGGCGAACCTGGCCGAGTTGGACCGGTGCCGCGACGCCTTGATCGTCGCGGGCCATTGCCGCTACGCGACGCATGGCGACCCAGCCGACAACCGGAACAACCATCCGCACCGCGTCGGCCGCGGCTGGCTGGTCCACAACGGCATCGTCCACAACCACGCCAGCATCGCCAAGCGCTACGGCCTGGTCACCGAAACCGAATGCGACAGCGAAGTGCTGGGCCTGCTCATGGCGAAGGTGCCAGGCTCGCTTCAGCGCCGCGCCGCCATCGGCGTCGATGCGGCCGAAGGGCCGCTCGCGCTGCTCGGTGTCTGGACGCGGCCAGCGCGGCTGCTCTTGGTCCGTCGCGGCAATCCGCTCTGGGTCGGCGAGACGCGGACCGGGGCCTACTTCGGCAGCTTGCCGGGCGAGCTGCCAGAGGGCGCTCGGCCGGTCCCCGAGGGCTACGCGATGGTGCATACGCTCGATGACCGCCTGCTGGCACCGCAGGCCTGAAGCCGAAATGCCGGACCTTGCCCGGCGTCGCGGCGGGTGGCTCCCGCCGCCTGACGATGGCAGCCATGACCCATCGAGAACGCAACGGGAGAACAACGCCATGACCGAGAAGGACTGGGACCTCTTTTGCGAGCTGCTGGAGAAGCTGGCGTCGCAGCCAGGCTCGTGGAAAGAAAAGAAGGAGGCCGTCGAGGCCGAAGCGTCGCGCCGCAGCGCGGACACCGCGCTGGAGGAGTTCGTCGGCTGGTTCTCGGAATGAAGCCGAAACGCCGCGAACCTCGCGGCGTCGCGGCAGGTGGTTCCCGCCGCCTGATGATGGCAGCCAATCCATCGCAACCTCACGCGAGGAGATTCACCATGAAGAAGGACGAGATCAAGATCGGCGGCACCTACCTGGCGAAGGTCAGCAACCGGGTCGTACCGGTGCGCATTGACGCGGAGAACGCGCACGGCGGCTGGGACGCGACCAACCTGCTGACCGACAAGAAGGTCCGCATCAAGAGCGCCCAGCGCCTGCGCTGCCCGGCCAACCGCAACGGCTCGCCCCAGACCCAGCCCGAAATCCAGCCTGTGACCGACGACGGCAAGAAGGCGTCGAAGGCCAAGGGCAAGAAGACCGCCAAGGCGAAGGCGGAGGGCGAAGCCAAGGAGAAGAGGCTCGGCTGCCTGGACGCCGCCGCCAGGGTGCTGGGCGAGACCGGCCAGGCGATGACCTGCCAGGAGATGATCGACGCAATGGCGACCAAGGGGTACTGGACCAGCCCCGGCGGTGCCACGCCTGACCGCACACTGTACTCCGCCATCGCGCGCGAGATCACGACCAAGGCCAAGGAGTCCCGGTTCGTCAAGAGCGAACGCGGCAAGTTCGCGCTGGCCAGGTGAAATGAGCCGATGCCATCCCAGCAACCCCAACGCCCACGAGACCCGCTGGCCGGGTCTCTTCTCGTTGGTCGCGTAGTTCATCGCGGCACCTCCGACGCGACGGCGGCCAACGTGGGGCGGCAGTCGGGTCCGATTGGCCTCTGGACCGCCTCGGCGCAACCGGACGCGACGTGGGCCAACGTGGGCGAAACGGCGGCCAACTCCGGGGCCAGATACCGCACCAGCTTGCCCAACTCCCGCGCGATGCGGATCTCCGCCTGCACGCCGACGCTCTCCTCCCAGCCGTCGAGCATCAGGACCATCACCTCGTCGCACCGAGTCAGAAGCTCGCAGTCGAATCGCTGCCAGAAGTTCCAGCTGGTCGGCAGGCCATGCTCCACCAGCGGATGGCTGTGGGCGATGGGCGAGAAGACCACCCGGCCAGCGTGGAGCAAAGCGACCGCAGCTTGACAGGCAGCGCGGAACCGCAGCTCGCGCACCGCCGGGTCGGGGTGCGAATAGGGACTCGCCAAATAGATAATCATGATCCCTCCTTCGCGCCGTCCGTCTGTCGAGGGCCGATGTCTACCAGCTCGGGCGGGAGCCGGCCGGCATCCGCCCGCGCGTCGGTCTCCAGCGCCGCCAACAGGTTCCAGGCGGCGGCCACGAGGTGGTCCTCATCGTCCCGGCCCGCAGGTAAGCGAACAGATGGCGCAGGGCCGAGTCCAGAAAGCGGCTGAGCGGGATGCCCTGCTCCCAGTTGCGGTCGCCGTACTTGGCCGCGCCCTTCTCGAAGTGCCGGGCCAGGCGGGTCACGGC